TAGAGTTTGTTCCACATATTGTAGCAGAAACTATTTTAGTTGGTGGTGCGAAAGCAGCAGTATTTGCAGATATAAACGAAGATGAAAGACTATTGATGTTATTTTCAGATAAAATAGCAGATGGTTTAGAGAATATGGAAATTCCTGCAGATGTAATGGAGAAAGCGATTGATTCATATAATGAAAAACAAAATGTTTCCGAAATGAGTCATTCTCAATTGAATCAAATTGAAAAATATGCAGAGAAGCAATTATCACCTGAAGATATTGAATTCACTAAACATTTCTTTGATAGAGTAAATGATGTTCGTAATGGTAAGGAAATATCAGAACCAGAATTAACTGGTTTCTTCAAACGATTATCCCGTCATAAAAAACAATTTAAAGATTTCTTAGACAAATATCAACAAATTGTTGTTAAAGATAAAAGAAATGGTATAAACATTCCATTTGTTAAACAAGCAAATCAAATTATTGCAAAAACTGTAATGAGAAAGGATGATTTTCAAACATCTAACCCAACTCTAGCAGTTGAGATTGCAGTGCAAGTAGATAAAATTCCTGGTGGATTAGCAAAAGGGTTATCATTGAATGATATTGCTAAAAAACACAATGTGTCAATTGAAGATATAACTAATGAATTTAAAAAAGGATATAAAGTAGAAAGAGAACACACAACTGATAGTGATGTTGCCAAAGAAATAGCAATGGACCATTTGTTTGAAGACCCTAAATACTATGATAAGTTAGCAAAAATTGAAGAGGCTGGTAGATTACCACAAAACTTTAACTATGGAACTGGTTGGGATTATCATACTGCAATTGGAACTAATCCAAACAAATATAGAGGAAAGACTAATTTCCCAACTAAGAATTCAGGACAACCAGATTTAGAAGATGACGATATAAATGAACTCACCAAAGGTGAAATATTTGCAGGAACTATAAAAATTGGTGGTCAACCTGTTAAAATAGAAGTTGAATTATTAGGTTCAGATAATAAAACAAAAGTATTCATAACTAAAGTAGTTCATATAGATAGTAAGTATCGTTCTAAATTACCTACAAATGGGATATTAGAAATACCTGCTAGAATATTTAGAACTCCTGGCGGTGGATGGTATAAAGTAAAAACACCTAAAGCATTTGAAAGTAACCTTTCAGAAATTAGTGCGATGGGAGATGGTAATGTTGGTAGTTTCCAAAACGATGGTAATTCTACAACTGGTTATTCATGGAATTCCGATTGGGATGATTATGATAATCAAAAGTATTATTTAGATAACTTACCAGATTGGACAGGTGTCAATGAGAAACCATCTGAATATGAAAAGAAAAAAGCAACTGACCAAGTATTACCAGTAGATGCTCAAACTGATGGTAAAACATCAAAATATAATCGTATTTTAAAACATAATTTTAAAGAACCACACGAGTTTTTAAAAACAGCAGATATTAAATTAACGGAAGGTATGATAAATGAAGGTGGTGCATACGGACATATGAATCATCCATTCGATACTGAAATCAATTTAACATTTGGTCAATTAAAAGATATCGTAAATCGTGCATTAGATGGTAGTTTAGAGTTAGCTAGAGAGAAAACTGATGGTCAAGCACTTGCAATTAGTTGGGTGAATGGTAAGTTGGTTGCAGCTCGTAATAAATCACACTTAGCTAATAGAGGTGCAAACGCATTAGATATTAGTGGTGTTGCAACTAAGTTTGCTGGAAGAGGTGAATTGGAAAAAGCATATAACTTTGCAATGAAAGATTTAACAAAGGCTATATCATCACTTTCAGATAAACAAAAAGAAAAGATTTTTAAGAATGGTGCATGTTTTATGAATATTGAGGTGATATACCCAACGTCAGTAAACGTAATACCATATGGTCAACCTCTATTAGTATTCCACGGAACGATGGAGTACGATGAAAGTGGTAATGCAATAGGTGAATCTGCAGAAGCAGGTAGAATATTAGGTGGTATGATTAAGCAAATCGAACAAAATGTACAAGATAATTACACTTTGCAAGGTCCACCTGTATTAAAATTACCAAAATCACAAGACCTTTCATCTAAGAAACCAAAGTATCTTGCTAAAATATCTAAATTACAAAAAGAATTTGGATTAGGTGATACTGCCGGTGTTGCTGAATATCATCAAGCATGGTGGGAAAACTATGTAGATAAAAAATCACCATCAACATTAGATAATACCACTAAAATTGGATTGGTAAAGAGGTGGGCATTTGGTGATAAAGGATTCCGTATTGATAAAAATACAATTACGGATGAGAAAACACTTGCTTGGGCAACTAAGATGGATAAAGAAGACCAAAAAAGAATTGCAAAAGATAATCTAATGAAATTTGAAGATATTTTCTTAGGAGTTGGTGCAGAAGTTCTACAATTCACATCATCAGTATTGACAGTAAATCCTGACAAGGCTGTTAGAGATATGAAGAAAAGATTAGACCAAACAATCAAAGATGTTGAAGCAAGTGGAGACCCTAAAAAAATAGAAAAATTAAAATTAGAATTAAAAAGATTAAACTCAATCGGTGGTCCATCTAAAATAGTTCCAATTGAAGGTATCGTATTCATATATAACGGACAAACGTTCAAACTGACTGGTGCGTTTGCATCATTAAATCAACTTTTAGGAATTTTTTACTAAAAATAACTCTTTCGCCATATTTATCTATATTAAAATAAAAACCTAATATATAATAATAATGGCGAAAGAGTTTAAAAAGAAATATATGCATCCAACTCGTAGAAAGTTGGTTGATATGGTGTTACATGGACAAGATTACGAAACTAACACCCAAATAGGTTGGAATGCTGATAAAGTAGAACGTAAAGTTGGTGATGTTTGGGAAGATGAACATCATAGATACGAAAAGAAAGAAGGATTTACTCTAAAAACTTCTAAAAACTCCGAAGCATTTGAAGAACTTCGTAAATGGAAAGATGAACAATCTCGTTGTAAAGGTTCTGAATGTAAAACAATCAAATTTACACCTACACATAAAAAATTAATTCAAAAGACTGGATATTGTGCTAATTGTTTAGCAGAAATAGAAACCAAAATTCGTACATTAGGATTTTGGGAACAATATGAGGATTATAAAATATATACTCGTATGTTAATCGAAGGTAAAATTAAGTTAGAAGAATTACAACAAGCATATGATGATGTAAAACCTTATTACGAATATGTAAATGAGGATGGAACTACTGAAAAATGGGAATTACCACAACCAGTAGAAGAAGTAAAAGCTGAATTGATGGAAATGATTGAATTTGGTAGAACTGAATTACAGGCAGTAGAGAAATTCAGAAATCAAGCATTCGAAATATTAAAAGAAAACAAATTAGAACACTATTTGTAGTATGGCAGGTGCTTCATTAAAAGATATAATTAAAATTGAGTATCAGAAATGTGCTGGTGACCCGATATATTTCATGCGAAAATATTGTATGATTCAACATCCGGTACGAGGTAAGATTCCATTTCATTTATATCCATTTCAGGAAGATACTCTAACCGATTTTAAAGATAATCGTTTTAACATCGTATTGAAATCACGTCAAACAGGTATATCTACCTTAGTTGCAGGATTTTCTTTATGGAAGATGTTATTTAATCAAGATTTTAACGTATTAGTAATTGCAACTAAACAAGAAGTTGCTAAAAACCTTATTACTAAGATTAGGGTAATGAATCAATATCTCCCAAGTTGGTTAAAACAAACCACAGTTGAAGATAATAAACTTTCATTACGTTACTCAAATGGTTCACAGGCAAAAGCAACTTCTGCAGCAGGAGATGCTGGTCGTTCTGAAGCCTTATCACTTTTAGTATTTGACGAAGCCGCGTTCATTGATAGTATTGAAGAGATTTGGATATCTGCTCAATCTACATTATCAACCGGTGGTAACGCAATTATACTTTCTACACCAAATGGTGTGGGTAACTTCTTTCATAGAACATGGGTTGGTGCAGAAGAAGGTAGAAATGGATTTAATACCATTCGTCTACACTGGTCAGTTCACCCAGAGAGAGGTCAAGCATGGAGAGATGAACAAGAAAGATTGTTAGGACCAAAAGGTGCAGCACAAGAATGTGATTGTGACTTTGTAAGTTCCGGTGATACTGTCATAGACCCTGCATTATTACAATTTTATAGAGAAACTTATTGTTTAGAACCTTTGGAAAAGACTGGGTTTGATGGAAATCTTTGGAAATGGGAATATCCAGATTATAATCAATCATATATGGTAGTTGCCGACGTTGCTCGTGGTGATGGTGCCGATTATTCTACTGCACAAGTATTCGATGTTGTAAATTCAACGCAAGTTGCAGAATATAAAGGTAAATTAGATACGAAAGATTTTGGAAACTTCTTAGTTTCGTTAGCAACTGATTATAACAACGCATTATTAGTTGTGGAGAATGCAAATATTGGTTGGGCGGTTATTCAACAAGTAATTGATAGAGGATATCCAAACTTATTTTATATGAGTAAGGATTTAAAATATGTAGATGTTGCTCATCAGATGACAAATAAGTTCAGAGCAGAAGAGAGAGGTATGGTTGCCGGATTCTCTACTACCTCTAAAACCCGTCCATTAATTATTTCTAAGTTAGATGATTACCTAAGAGAAAAATCCTTTACAATCCGTTCTACAAGGTTAATTGATGAACTATTTACATTTATATGGAATGGTAATCGTGCTGAAGCAATGAAAGGATATAATGATGACTTAGTAATGTCTCTTTCAATTGGATTATGGGTTAGAGATACTGCTTTAAGATTAAGACAAGAAGGTATTGATTTAACTAAACAGGCATTAGGTGGTATAAATCAAAGTGTAACCGATATTGGTGGGTTTGGTGGTAATAGTTCATTTGATGAAAACCCATGGCAAATGAGAGTTGGAAATCAAACGGAAGATTTATCGTGGTTGTTAAAATAATTAAATAAAAAAATGTATATATTTATAGTGTATAGGAGAAACATACCATGATAAAGTTAAAAAACATTTACAAAGAAGAAGTTGAAGATTACCCATTCGACCAACCAGAACATAATTTTTTAGATTATGATGAATTAGATGTGGAAGATGAAGATGAAGAAGATTTTTTAAATTTTCTAAAATCATATTCATCAGAATTACAAGAAGCAAATTGCAATTGTGTTTATGAAGCGGAATATCAAGGAAGAGAAGTGAAGTTGGGTAAACCAATGCAGGGTGATGTTAAGAAATTCAAAGTTTATGTTAAAAACCCAAAGACAGGAAAAGTAGTTAAAGTAAATTTCGGTCAACCGGGAATGAACATTAAGAAAAATAATCCTGAAAGAAGAAAATCTTTTAGAGCAAGACATAATTGTGACCAACCTGGTCCAAGAACAAAAGCACGTTACTGGTCTTGCAGAAAATGGTAAAATAATAAAATATGGCAGATACTTCATTTTTTGGTAGGTTAAGAAAACTCTTTTCCCAGAAGGCTATCGTTACTGTTACGCCCGATGGTAAGAGAAAAGTTTTTGACTTCGATGAAAGACAAGAAACAAACCTATCATCATTAAGAGATAGATACACAAAGATTCAAAAATCTTTTTATGAACAAGCAGGTGGTGCACAATCAATGGCATACCAACAAGTTCGTAGAGAAGTTTTTAGAGATTATGATGCTATGGACCAAGACCCGATTATTGCATCGGCTTTGGATATCTATGCAGATGAATCTACTTTGAAGAATGAATTTGGTGATATGTTAATCATCCGTTCTGATAATCCACGTGTTCAAGAATTATTAGAGAACTTATACTACGATATTTTAAATATTGAATTTAGTTTATGGCCGTGGGTTCGTAATATGTGTAAGTATGGTGATTTTTTCTTAGGATTAGAAATCGCAGATGGTAAGGGTATCGTAAACGTAACTCCTTACTCACAATATAACACCGAAAGAATCGAAGGACACGACCCTACCAATCCTCATATGGTAAAATTCAGAGTAATGGATGATGCTATTGGTAAAGTAGATTATGATAACTTTGAAATGGCTCACTTTCGTTTACTATCAGATACTAACTGGTTACCATATGGTAAATCAATGATTGAAAATGGTAGAAGATTGTGGAAACAATTAAGTTTAATGGAAGATGCAATGTTAATCCATCGTATTATGAGAGCACCTGAAAAAAGGGTGTTTAAAATCGATATTGGTAACATTAATCCAACCGAAGTTGATAACTACATGCAACGTATTATTAGCAAAATGAAAAAAATTCCATTTGTTAATAAAGAAACTGGTGATTATAACTTAAAATATAATATGCAAAACTTAACGGAAGATTTTTATCTACCGGTAAGAGGTGGTGATAGTGGAACTAACATTGAAAACCTAAGTGGTTTAGAATACACTGCAACCGAAGATATTGAATACCTAAAAGGTAAATTATTTGCTGCATTAAAAATTCCAAAAGCATATTTGGGATATGAAGAAAACATTAATGGTAAAGCAACCCTTGCAGCAGAAGATGTTCGTTTTGCACGAACTATTGAAAGAATCCAAAAAATGGTTACATCTGAATTATCAAGAATCGGTGTTATACACTTATTCGGTAATGGTATTCAAGATGCTGAAATGACTAATTTCGAAATTAGTTTAGTAAATCCATCTACAATCTACGAACAAGAGAAAGTAAATCTATGGTCTGAAAAGATACGTTTAGCAACTGATATGCAATCATTAAAAATGTTATCTAAGGATTGGATTTATGATAATATCTTTAAAATGTCTGAAAGTGAACAAACTGAACAACGTGGTAAGATTGTAGAAGATATTAAAGATACATTCCGTTACAATTCTATTGAGAATGATGGTAACGACCCTGCAAATCCACCACAACAAACTGATGTTGAGGAAAGTTTAGAAAATTTAAAAAGTGAACTTAAAGGACAAGTAGGAAGACCAAGAGAAGGTAATACCTATGGTAAAGATAAACATCCTTACGGAAGAGACCCATTAGGTGATAACGAACGTACATCCAAAAGAAACCGAACATCAGAGGCAAAAGCTAAAAGTTTTATCAACGGGATTCCATCAAAACGAAAGTTTTTACATGAAATGAAAGATATGTTAGATGAGACTAATATTATCGATGATACGGAAAATTAATTTAACTTATAATTTTTAATATTTATATAGAGAAATTTTGAGTCTATCAAAATAAGGATTAAACAAAATGAAAAAAATAAAACATTCGAAATTCAAAAATACTGGGTTCTTATTTGAATTACTAACACGTCAAATAACGTTGGAGATATTAAACAACGCACCAGAAGAGAAGGCTAAGAAAATAGTACAAGAATTCTTTGGTGGAAAGACAGAATTGGCTAAAGAATTACGCTTATTTAATTTATTAATAAACGAAAAGTATAATTCAGAAGGTAAAGCAGAAAAATACATTGATGCTATTATTGAAACTCGTACAAAATTAGATGAGAATAAACTTGCAAGAGAAAAATATAATCTTGTAAAGTCAATCAAAGAAAATTTCGAATTGGATTCATTCTTATCATCTCCAGTATCTAATTATAAAGTATTGGCATCAGTACATAAGATATTTGAAGCAAAGATACAAGATGTGACTAATGTTAAAGAAGTATTTGATGCTAAATTGACATTAATCGAACATATATCCACTGCAACACCATCTTTGAAACAAAAAGAAGATAAATTGTTGGAAGATTATAGAAAACAAGAGAAAGATTTAAGATTACTTACATATAAAATTCTTGTTGAAACATTTAACAAGAAATATACTAACTTAAATGATGACCAAAAAGATATTTTAAGAGAGTATATTAACAATGTAAACAACACTTCTAAATTTGGTGAATATTATGATTCTAAATTGAAGGTTGTTGTAACTGAATTACACAAACTTTATTCCGAAGTTAATGATAAAATCACAAAGATTAAGTTGAAAGAAACTATTAATGTTATGAAACAACAAAAAATTGGTAAAAAAGTTACTGATGAACAAGTTTCTGCGTTGATGATGTCATATGAATTAATAAAGGAAATAAAAAATGTTAAAGAAAGAAAATCTTAAATCGTATATAGACGAACTTATTAAAGAAGTTGAGAAGGAGTTAGATGAATCTAATGTGACAGGTAATGTCGATGGATATCAGACTCCTTTTGCTTTTTCTGGTAAAAGAAAACAAGATAAAGAAAAGGCTGATTCAAATATAGAAGTGACTGGATATACAAAGGTTAAAGATATTGATGAAGTAAACGAAGCAACTGCATCTGAAATTGTAAAAGATTTGGATAAAGTAAGAAACGATTTGATTAAAAAAGTAGATGTATTAATTGCTAAAAAGAAAAAACTTTATTCTAATGTAGATATTGAATCACCAATGAGTGCTGATGAAAAACAATTAGATAAGGATATACAATCTATATTTTCACAAATCCAACAGATAATTCAGCAAAAAAGAAAAATAAAAGAATCAGTAAACGAAGAAAAAGTTTATATTGATTTTTTGAATAAGAAAAAAGGATTTAAGCAAGATAGGATTAAATTTAATTCTTATGAAGATGCTGTAAAGTGGGCAAAAAAGAATTTTGATAAGTTTGACCCCGATATGATTAAATACGAATCGGTAAACGAAGGTAAGATAAAAAGACCTGTAAATCGTTGGTTAGAATTAAAAAATGATGAATCTATGCATGCTAATAAAAAATTAGCAGTAGGATTAAAAGAATTAAAACATCAGTTAAGTGAGGTTGAAAAGTTTTTCCGTTGGTATAATCAAATAAAAACAATGAACGAATTATCATCAGATGTTTTTTGGAAAAGAACTCACGGTCATATTTATAAAATAAAAGAGAGATTAATCAATATTGCAAAAACAATACAGGAGATAGAAAAATAATGAAAATATCAAGAGCAAGATT